CAGTCGGCTATTTCCGTTGTTCTATCTGGTCTTGAGCAGATCCAGAACAGCGGCATGTCCGCGATGAAAAACCTCATTCAGCAGCGCGTCAAAAATGCCGAGTCGACGTTCTGGAACCAGATGTCCGCCGCGATCTATTCGGATGGAACTGGCTGGGGCGGCAAGCAGATCAACGGCCTCGCCGCGATGATCTCCAAGGCGCCTACTTCCGGCGTGGTTGGCGGCATCGACCGGGCCTCGCAGGTATGGTGGCGCAATGTCTCGGTGAACGCCAATACCGATGCGCGCGGCCTGATCACCGCCACGAACGTCCAGAGCTATTTCAACTCGACCTGCATTGGGCTGAAGCGCAATTCTCAGGGCGTGGACACCATCGTCGCCGACAACAACATTTATCTCTCCTACCTGTCCTCGCTTCAGGCGATCCAGCGCATCACGACCGATCGCGGCAAGCAGGGCATCGGCTTCACCGGCCTGAAATATTACGGCGCCGGCAAAGAGGTCGATGTTATCCTTGATGGCGGCAAAAACGGTCAGATTCCGACCAACACCGCCTATTTCATCAACTCCGAATATATCCACTACCGGCCCTATTCGGGGCGGAATTTCAAGGTGATCGGCGGCGACCGCCAGAACATCAACCAAGACGCCATCGTTCGCCTGATGGGATGGGCGGGAAACATGACCACCGATGGTCCGCAGTATCAAGCCGTGCTCTGGCAGTGAGGAGACACTGAAATGACCATCGCTCTCACCCAAAACAGCAATATCGGCGTTCGGGAATACCTCCCCGAAGGTCCGTTCGGCCCGGCTGGTCAGACGCCATTCCCCAGCTTCGCGCCGGGCTCGGTCGTCTCTGGCGCGGCGGAATCGGAGTTCGTCTATCTGATCTTCGCTCCGGTCGCCTCGGTCACGCTCAAACAAGGCGATGTCCTCGTTTGGGATAATTCGTTCGTCGCCAGCCTTTCGGCGACTGGTTCCGCCGCGCACCCCTTCGGCGCGTCGGTTGGAACGTTCTTCCTCGGCGGGCGCGTCGGAGATCCGGCGGCAAATTCCAGCGTTGGAAACCTCTGGTCCTATACCTTCACCATTGGCGTCTATGGGATCTGGGTTCAGCGCGCCGGGGTGTCGCTGATCAACACCGCGACCGTCAACGCGCAGACGAAGCCGTTCAACACTACGGCGGTAGCCGGGCAGGTCAATGCTCCGGCGGCGGCTCTGGCCGGCTCCATGGGGATCACCGGCGCATTTCCGGCGCTGACCTCATGGGCCTTCACCGGCACCACGGCGACGGGCTCGGCTGTATTCACCGCAGTCTCCGCGACCAAGGGCCTGGTTAAGGGTCAGCGGCTTTCCGGCACCGGCGTCGCGACGGGATCGGTCATCGCGGATATTTCCGGCGATACCGTGACGGCTTCTCTGCCGGCGACGGCGGCGGGAACCGTGACGATCACGGCGGCCAATAACTCGACCGACGTGACCACGACCAGCGGGTCGCCCTTCCTGACCAATGTGACCTCGATCGCTGGGATTTATCCGAACCAGACGATTGCCGGAACGGGCATCCCCGCTTCGACCACCATCTTGGAAATCACCGGCAATCAGGCGCCGTACACGATCAAGATGAGCGCCAACGCCACGGCGACGGCGAACAACATCAACGCGACGACCACGATCTATGTCGAAGCGATGTTGCGCTGGCCGCAGATCACGGTCCAGAACTAATCCGGGCGGCGTCCGCGCCGCTCTCTCCCTCTCACATCAACGAGAACCCAATGTCCAATGATTTTTCCGCTTTTTCGGCTGAGGGCGTGACGGGCAGCAATTTCGATGAAATGAACAAGGGCGTGACGCCGCTGTTCAAGATCGTCCCTGTCGCCGATCCGGCGCGGTCCGAAGCCGAGGGCCATCCTTGCTTCACAGAAACCGAAGAGGTCATGCTTCTGGTGGCCGGCGACACCTTCAATGTGGTGAACATGCCGGTCACGGATGACATTCGTCGGCGCTTCTCCGTCGAATATGCGAAGTGGCAGGCCAACCGCGACGCCAGCCAGATCAGCGGAACGCCATTGAGCGAATTCCCGATGCTCAGCGCGGCGCAGCGGATGGAGCTCGAGGCGATCAATATCCGATCGGTCGAAGGCCTTGCCGGCGTCGCCGACACGAATATCAGCCGCATCATGGATGGCCGGATCTGGCGCGAAAAGGCAAAGGCATGGCTCGCCGCGGCCAAGGACGGCGCTGTCGTCACCAAGTTCGCGGCGGAAAACGAGCGGATGCGAGAGAGCATGGACGCCATGCAAAAGCAGGTCGCGGAACTGTCGGCGCAATTGGCGAGCAAGTCCGAGGCTGATGGCAAGAGCCAGGGTCGCGCGCGGTGACGCTGCTCTCGATCGTCCAGGGCGCCGCGATCAGGTGCGGGATTGCCGAGCCGACTACGGCTGTCGGGAATGCCGCGACCAACGTCAAGAAGCTGATCGCCTATGCGCAGGACTCGGGGCAAGACCTTATCGAGCGCTGGGGCTGGCGTTCGCTCAATACGGGTGGAACGATCACCGGCGACGGCGTGACGACGCTTTGGCCGCTCCCCAGCGATTTCATGCGGCTTTGCCCGAGCGACAAGGCACAGGTCGGTGCGTTCATTTCGAACGTGCGTCCGCTGATCCCCCTGGTTGGCCCGGTCAATGACGAAATCCTGAACCAAGCGAAGCAGTTCCCAGCCTATCCCGCGATCCCGCTATGGCGGCTGATCGGCGGAAATGTCGAGATTTGGCCGGCGCTCGCCAATGCCGAAGTCGTGACCTACCGCTATTATTCGCGGGCTTGGGTTCATCCGGCGACCGGCGCGGACAAGACAGCGTTCACGCTCGACACGGATACTTCGCTGATATTCGAGGACACAATCATGAAGGGGGCTGTCTGGCGGTGGAAATCGTCGCAGGGCCTCGATTATGCGGAGGACTTCCGACAATATGAGGCCAGCGCCGATCGCAATGCGGGGCAGGAAGGGACAGAGCGTGTGGTCAACACGTCGCGCGGCGGCGTCATGCACGATCTGACCTTCTGGCCGGGCACGATCATAGGCCCCTGACATGCGCTTGAAGCCTCTCCGCGACAAAAAGCCGGGCCGACAGCAAATCATCAAGGCCGTGACACTGCCCGCCCCGACTAAAGGCTGGTATGTCGGCGCCAATCTCGCGGAAGCGCCGGTTGGAACGGCCTATGTCCTCGACAATGCTTTCCCCCAACTCGATTATGTGAGGGCGCGGGCCGGGTCCACCGTCTATGCGACGGGGCTCGGCGGGGGAACGGCGGTTCCGAGCCTTATGCCTTGGACGGATGGCATTTCGCCCAAAATGTTCGCGGCGAGCAATGGCGCCATCTATGACGTGAGCAGCACCGGCGCGGTCGGCGCGCCGCTGGTGACCGGGCTGGCGAACAGCAATTTCGAGTTTATCCAGTTTTCCGGCACCGGCGGCCAATATTTGATGTGCGCCAACGGCTATGATCCGATCCAGCTTTTCAACGGGACAAGCTGGGGCACGGCGCCGGCCATCACCGGCCTGACCGGAAACCCGCTCTCGCAACTCTGGACGTTCAAGCACCGCGTCTACGGGATCGAGCGCCAGTCACTCAATGCATGGTATCTCCCGCTCGATTCGATCGGCGGGGCCGCGACGGTTTTCCCGATGGCTCCGCTATTCCCGAAGGGCGGGCATCTGCTTTGCGGCGGGACATGGGCGCTCCCTACGGTCAATGGATTGCTCGAGGCCTGCATATTCGTCACGACCGAGGGCGAGGTTGCGGTTTTCACCGGGATTATCCCGGCTCGACGACATGGGATCAGCAGGGCATTTACAAGGTGTCGAAACCGCTCGGCGTGCGCTGCTTGATGAAAGCCGGCGGCGACATGGCGGTGATGACAGAGGATGGCATCGTGCCAATGTCCAAGATCGAAACCTTGGACCAGATCGCGCTTCAAAATGAGGCGGTGACCAAGCCGATCGCGCCGGCCTGGCGCACGGCGGTGCTGGAACGGGCCGGGCTGACCGGCTGGCAATTGACGATCTGGCCGCTCGAATCGATGGCGATCGTCAACCTTCCCAAGAAAAGCAGCATCGATCGAACCCAATTCATCGCCAATGCTCGAACCGGGGCATGGGCGCGCTATCTTGGTTGGGACGCGGAATGTTTCGCGGTCTACAACAACAACCTCTATTTCGGCACGTCTGACGGGAGGGTAATGCAGGGCGAGACGGGGGGCTCCGATGCCGGAAGCCTGTACACCATGACGGTATTCCCGAGCTTCACCAGCCTCGGGCGTCCTGTCGATCGAAAGATGATTCGGCAAGTCCGCTCGCGGATTACCGCCAATTTCGCCGCGGCGCCGACGTTGACCATCAATGTGGATTACGACACGCGGACGCCGCCGGCTCCAACCTCGCCGCAGACTGTCATTCCCGGCGCGCAATGGGGAGCGGCGCTTTGGGGCGTCGACACATGGCCGCTGACCACGACGCAATTGCAGGACTGGCAGGCCGGCGACGCCGAGGGATCGGTGATCGCGCCAATCACGCAAATGTCATTCTCGAACACCGCCAAGCCGGATCTTCGAATGACCTCGACCGACATTCTCTTTGAAACCGGGAACGCCATCGGATGAGAATCGAACAGAATGACGCGCTCGCCAAGCAATTGGTGGACGCGAGGCTTGGCGTTTGCCTTGCGGAGCCTTTCGTTGGGCTTGTCGTCATGGACGGCGAATATCCGCGCGGCGCGATCATCATCAACAATTACGAGCCGGGATCGAGCGCCGACATCACGGCGATCGGGCGGCTTTCCCCGACCGTGCTGCGCGAGCTCGCCCGCTATCTGTTCGGCACGCTGAAATGTCGGCGGGTCCAGGCCGTGACTAAGGCGAGCAACGTCAAGGCGCGCCGCGCGCTGGAGCGCCTCGGGTTCCGCCGCGAAGGCGTGATGAGAGAGAAATGGGCCGATTCGCATGGGCTGCTCTATGGCCTGCTCCCGGCAGAACTGAAAGCGAGATTTTGACATGGCTAGCACTCCGCGCCAACCCGCCGGCTATCAGGCATCCTCGGGCGGCTCCGATCGCGTCTCGCAGCCGGCGACATTCGGCTGGGGAGCCGCGCCAGCGCCTTATCAGCCACCGCAGAGCTATGCCCCGCAGCCAACGGCGATGCAGGGAACCGGCTACGCCTATCCGCAAGAAATGACGCAGAACCCAAGCCCTGTCGCGCAAAGCCCGATTCAGAGCGGCCACGGCGCGGCACCGGGGAATGCCGCGCTCGCGGGCGCGATCATGGGCGAGCCGAACGGGCTTGTCTCCAGCAATCCGACGCCGCGCCCCGCGCAGCCCAACCAGACTTACACCGGCCTTTCGCCAAAAGTCAGCCAGTTCTAAGGAGGCGAGCATGAACACGCCACAGGCTCCCGATCCGTGGGCGACTGCGCAGGCCCAAGGCCAGATCAACACCCAAGCCGCGCAGACCCAAAATAAGCTGAATAATGTCAATCAGATCACGCCATACGGCTCGGTGAATTACACCTATGGCAAGGGTGACGGGCGCAACCCTGGACAGGCCACGGCGACCACGACGCTTTCTCCTGAAATGCAAGCGCTTGTCGATTCCAACATCAAGAACGCACAGGGCAGTTCGGGCCTGGAAGGCACGCTTCTCGGGAATGCGTCGGCGAAGCTCGGTCAACCTCTCAACTTGGGTTGGTCCGAGACGGAAGCCAAGCTGAACGAACTGAACAAGAATACGCTCGATCCGCAATGGACGGATGCTTGGAACCAGAAAGAGCAAGAGCTTTACAATCGCGGCGTAACGCCGGGCTCGCAGGCCTATGACGCGTCGTTCCGCGACTTCAATAACGCGAAGTCCCAAGCCTATAACCAGATGTATCTCCAGGGGCATAACACGGCGACCAACGACCTCCAGGCCGAATATAACTCGCCGCTGAATGCCCTGGCGTCGCTCCGCAGCGGATCGCAGGTGTCTCAGCCGGGGGTCGGAACACTGGCTCCGACCGCGCAGGCCGGGATCCAGCCGGTCAATTATGCCGGACTGGAAAGCGAAGCTTATAAAAACCAGCTTGCGCAGAGCAATGCGGCGATGGGTGGCATGTTCGGGCTCGGCGGATCGCTGCTCGGGGGGCTTGCCAAAAATTTCAAAATCCCAGGGTTTGGAGGCTGACGCATGGCGCTCCCTGATTTCAATCTCGCCGCTTCCGACCCGGCAAACCCGAACGCGCGCCTGCTTTCGGCTGAGCAGCAAAGGGCCATGCTCGCGGAAGCGATAATGCAGCAGCGGGAGGGGTCAGACACGTCGCCGATCCGATCTGGATGGCAGGGCGCGGCGCGGCTGGCGCAAGGGCTCATGGGCGGCTTGGAGCGCGGGAGGCTCGACAGTGACGCGGCCAAGGGCAACGCGGCATGGCAGAAAGCTATGGGCGACATTCTCGGCGGCGGCGGAGCGGCTCCGGCGACGACCCCGCTTGGCTCGGCGATCATGGGCGATCGTGGCGCTTCCCCTGCGTCAAATCCAGCTCCAACATCTGCCGATAGCGGTGATCCGACCGAGGCCTATATCCGCTCTGCGGCGGCAAAGCGGGGGATCGATCCGGAGATCGCCGTCAAGGTGGCGAAGAGCGAAGGGCTCAACTCCTACACCGGGGATCAAGGATCGTCGTTCGGCCCGTTCCAACTGCATTATGGCGACGTTGCGCCGGGCGGCAATAGGGTCGCCGGGATGGGCGACGACTTCACCAAGGCAACGGGGCTCGACGCGCGCGATCCCAAGACGGTCAATGCGCAAATCGATTTCGCCCTTGACCAAGCCAAGAAAGGAGGCTGGGGTCCATGGCACGGCGCGGCCAATTCCGGCATAGCGCCGATGCAGGGCATTGGCCAGGGTGGGAACGTCCAGCTTGCCGGCGCGGTTCCAACGCCTGACACCGCAGCTGCGCCACAAGCGCCCGGTCCGCAGCCCGTCGCTGCGCCAGCGCCAGCCCCAGCCGGCCAGCAGGTCAACCGTCAAGCCTTGATGGCGATTATCTCGAACCCTTATGCCCCGGCGGCGGCGCAACAGGTCGCGGCGTCGATCCTCCAAAACAGCTTCAAGCAAGAGGCTCCGGTCAGCGTTGGCAAGGGCGGCGCGTTGGTCGATCCGCGAACGGGCAAGGTGATCTATCAGGGGCAGGGCGACGACGACACGGCAGATACGAAAAATTACAATTTTGCCTTGCAGCATGGCTTTAAGGGCACGTTCCCTGAATATCAACAACAGGCCAGAGCGCCCTTGGTTCAGATCGATCAGGGCGTAAATGAACGCCAAACTGTTGCTGATAAAATGGGGCTGCAAGGAGATGAACGCCGGCTCTACGTCTTGAATGGGAAGCTGCCAACACAGGCTGAAAAAGCGCCGACCGAACAGCAGGCCAATTCCGCCCTCTATGCCGATCGAATGCGCGAAGCGAACAAGATCATTTCCGATCCAAAATTTATGGAGGCCGGGACAAGCGGGACGCAGAAATTCCTATCGGCGATTCCCGGCGGGAATTACATGGTTTCCCCTGAAACACAGCAATTAGGTCAAGCGAAATCAGATTTTGTCAATGCGGTGCTCCGCAAAGAATCTGGCGCGGCGATTTCTCAATCTGAATTCGACAATGCCGAGAAGCAATATTTCCCTCAGCCAGGGGATGGCCCCGAGGTCATTGCGCAGAAAGCGAAGAACCGCGAAACCGCGCTGGCTGGCGTCGCCAATGCAGCTGGCCCGTCCTATGCGAAACGGCAAGCTCCTATGTCTGAAACAGGTGGGAGCAAGGTAGACCCGCTGGCCGCTGCGCGGGCTGCGGTCGCGAAAGGTGCGCCACGAGACGCTGTGATCAAAAGATTGCAGGAAAATGGCATTGATCCGGCAGGTTTGTGATGGCTGACCTTTCATTTGACGATCTAATACCGAAGCAGGATAACGGGAAATCGTTGACTTTTGATGATTTGATCCCGCCCCCCGCAGCTGCTCCGGCCAAGCAGCCTCACCAATATAGCGTTCTTCCGATCAGCGAGGACGAGCAGGGCCGCCCGCATTTCGACAGCAACGCCGGTATCCTCGGATCGATCAAGAGCGCTTTCACCCTGCCGGGTGACGTTTATGCGGGGAAGGTTGACCCAAACAGCGATGAGGGGATCGCGCGCGCTGTCGGGCTGGCCGGATTAGCTGGCCCGACGAACACGTTTGGATCGACCATAGCCGGCGGCGTGCGGATGGCGGCGCCGAAGGTGGAAGCTCCATCGGCGGAAGCCCTCAAGTCCGCATCGAAAGCCGGCTATGAGGCGGTGAAGGGGATGGGCGTTGACTATGCCTCTGAGGCGGTGTCAAATCTGTCCTCATCCCTCCGCAGAGGCCTGGAAAACGATGGCATTATTCGGGAACTGGCTCCAAAGACCCATGCGGTCATCGATAAGCTCGGCGCCGCGCCTCCCAACAGCGTTGCGCCCCTCAGCGGTCTCGAAGCGGCCCGCCGCACCTTTGGCCACGCTGCAAAAGACTTCGCCAACCCCACAGAGCAGCTTGCAGCCAAGCGCGCCCAGGAGGGACTCGAAGGGTTTATTGGAGCGCCTCCTGATGGCGCTGTTGCCGGAGGACAGGAAGCATCGGCAAAGAGTGCAGCGACTGCACTCGGAGCTGCTCGCGAAAACTACGCCGCCGCCAAGCGATCCGAACGACTTTCCGGCGTCGCCGATACGGCTGATCTCAATGCAGCAGTATCTCACTCTGGTCAGAACCTCGACAATGCCCTTCGACAGCGTGTCCGAAGCATCCTCACTAACCCAAAGCAAAGAGCTGGTTTCTCTTCCAAAGAACTCGCCGCCCTCGAAGGGGTAGCGCGCGGCACGCCATCGCGCAACGCCCTTCGCTTTGTCGGGAATCTCGCGGGCGGTGGTGGGGGGCTTGGAGCGGTTGCCAGTGGCGCAACCAGTGGCGTTGTCGGCACTGCGGCGGGGGGGCCCTTGATGGGAGTTATTGCAGGGGCCGCCGTCCCGGCTACGGGCATCGCCGCGAAAAAACTGGCAAACGCCCTGACATCGAAAGCGTTATCACGCGCCGACGAACTTGTGCGCCAGCGCTCCCCCCTTTACGAACAGATCCTCAAGAATGCGCCGCCGACTCGGGTTGAGCCGACGAATAGCGCCGCGCTGGTCCGCGCGCTTCTCGCTGGGGCGCCGGTCAATATGGCCGCACCAGACCCGCGCGGCAACCCGCTCGCCAACGCGATCATGGGTCGCTAAGCGCGCCCGCAAGACACTCCCAAATTTTAAGGCTTCCACATGCCTCGTTCAGGGTCAGGCGTCTACGCGCCTACGCCAAGCTCAGTCGCGCCCGCCGTCGATGGAACCACGATCAGCGGTCCCGATTTCAACGCCCTGATCAACGATGTCGCGGCGGAAATCACCAATTCATGGGATCGCGGCGGGCGAGGCGCAGCCACGGCGAACATGGATATCGGCGGGTTCAAGCTGCTCAACCTCGCGGCCCCGGCGCTCGGAACCGATGCGGTCAATCTGAACTATCTGATTTCCAAAGTCCAGACGGCGGCCATGATCGTCCCGACACCGGGCGGAACCGCGGACGCGATCACCGGCGCTTTTACCCCGGCGGTCACCGCGCTCACCAACGGCATGATGGCGCTGGTTCGCTCGACCGGCGCGAACACGGTGATCAGCCCGACATTCAAGCCCGACGCGCTGGCGGCCAAGACCATTTTCAAGGGCGCTGGAA